TTTAAAGATGAAACTTTTCCATCAATAACGTAGTTTCCAACTACACCAACACCTTCTAACATAAGAACAACATAACCCAAAGGTTTTTCAACAGGACAAGGAAGAGACAAAGCCTTTTCCCTCTGACCATTTACCCAGTATGCTCTCCTAATTAAATTGTACCGTTCAAGAGAATAGTCGATATCTGTCGGAGTAGGTTGAGACTGTTGAAGGTCTTTAGTGATACTCTGCTGTTTTTCTACATCAGAAGTTTGTTCCTGATAGTCGCTATCGCAACCTGCAAGCATACAAAGGGTTATTGCTATTAGCAATAAAATAGAAACAATTTTCTTCATGTTTAATTCCTCCAATTTGTTGTATGATTTTTTATATGTAAAACTAACAGAATGTTAGTGTTCAAAAAGGAATATATATAAAATGGCTACTGCCATACTACTTTTATTATACCAGATATTTACATAAAAGTAAATGGATATGAAAACAGCCACATAGATTATCTCCATGTGGCTGTTTCCAATTACTGCGAGATGGTTAATCGCTAATTTTAAGAACAGGTTGTTCTACTTCAAACGGAATATCAGAATACAGATATGTTCCTGTCCACTCAATGTATTTTCCGTCAGGAGTAAAGAAAAAAATACCTGCATCATTTTCTCCATAGCTACCATCTACATCAGCTAACCAATTTGCTCCAGTACTATTAGGATAAGTTGTATCTGGTGTTAAAAAACTATTAAGGGATGAAACCTTACCATCAACAACAAAATTACCTAATATTGCACCATTATCGGTTATCAAAATAACATAACCCAAAGGCTTTTCAATGGAACAAGGCAATGCCAATGCTTTCTCTCTTTGACCATTTACCCAATATGCTCTCCGAATAAGATTATATCTTTCAAGAGAATAATCAATATCGGTAGGAGTCTGTTGTGCTTCCTCGAGATTTGCAGCCACCTCAAGCTGGCGAGCTTTATCGGTATCACTACAACCAGTCAATACAGAGATTGCCAAAACCATCATCAGTAACATAGAAACAATTTTTTTCATTTTTAATTCCTCCAATTTGTTGTAAGATTTTTTTATATGTAAAACTAACAAGACGTTAGTGTGCAAAAAGGAATATATGTAAAATGGCTACTGCCATACCAAATATATTATACTATAATTTTACATAATTTTCAATTAATTTTTAAATTTTTTTGACAAATAGCGTGTTTGACGATATATTTGTAGTACTATTTAATTATGTAAGATTAGTTTTTTCTAATTTCCTAATGCTACCATTTATAAAAGTAGTGGTAACTTTAGCAAATTCACATATAAATTCAAGTCTCTGTTTTAGACATTCTTCAAATTGTAATTCTTGTTTAATTATTTTCAATTTATACACCATCCTTTCGTTTGGATGATTTTAATATTGTTTTAGACAACAAAAAAATCAACCAGATTTATTTTCTGATTGATTTTTGTATCAATTCTGTTCTATTAGTTCGAACAGATACGTCATTGGTGCGGATGGTCAATCATAAAACAATATTGTTCTATAATAAGCTTATATTTAAGCATTTTGAATATAGATTAATATCTCAAAATATATAAAAATCATATATAAATATAGTACTATTGCATTAATTATTGCATTAATTTATAAGTTTATTAATTACACTTATTCTAACTATATTAACCACCTTCTCAAATGTTTTTGCAAATATCTTTATAATTATTTTCTCTTTCCAGTTTAACTCTTTAATTATTTCATTTTCTACTACATTCATATCTATAATATTCTCCTTTTTCGTTTGTTTGAAGCTTCGATTTATAAATATCGTAAAAATTATCCACTATGGTGGAAATGTAGTTTTTTCCAAAAAGAAAAGAAGCCTTTTTAGACTTCTTTTGCTCTTTCTAGTATTTCTTTGAAATTATTAGTTTTTGCATAATATTTTAAGCTTTCTACATTTAATAATAAGTAATCAGATAATAGCTTATTATATTCTTTCTTGTTTTTTATGTTGAGATTTTTTATCATTTGTAAAGATTTTAAATAATATTCTTGCATATGATCACCTCGTATACATTGTAACATATTTTATGTTAATTGTTTGTTGCAATTTGTCGAATAAATATTTTTTTCTGAAAGTATTGAAAATACTGCATTTTATTGCGTTGTCAAAATCAATTTTAAGCCGTTTTTATTTTTGATTAATATAGTTCTATAGCTAATTTTTCAGTTATTTTCGAATATTATAAAAAATTTTTAACTTTTTTTCAAAAATGTGTTGACATACTGCCGTCAGTATGTTATAATATATTTAACATCAGATGAGGGAGGTGATTTTATATGATAGCAAAATTAAAAAAAGCTCTACTAAATACTAAGTTAGCGGTCAAACTAATAGATAAGTATTTAGCAAAGCAATCTGTAATCGATATAGCAAATAGCTTTAAATTCGATTAAATCTCGAGAGGATATTTCCTCTCTTGATATATAATTATTATATATGATAACTAATAAAAAATCAAGAGAGGTGTTAAAAAATGGCAAGAAATTTAGAAAAAGAAGCCGAATGGCTAAAAGAAAAATATATACGAATTGATGCACGAATAGATAAAAGTTTAGGAACTGCACTAAAAGACAAATTAAAAACAGAAAATAAGTCAATTGCAAGCTGGATAACAGAATGTGCAAAAAAATATTTAGAGAAATAAAAAAGGAGAAAAAAGTTATGAAAGAATTAAATATTGAAGAAATGTTAAAAGAAATGAATGAATACGGAGTTACAGAACAAGATCTAAAAGCAAAATATGATTATGATAAAAACGAAAGTGACTTTAAAGAAGATTTTAAAGATGTAAGTTTTGAAGAATATGTAAGGTCTTATTATATGTCTGATAGATACATAAATGAATAGGTGGAATATATGAGAGGTTATAATATAGATGATTATATTGGAAAAAGATTTAATCATCTTACTTTAATAAAAAATTTAAATAAGCTTGATAAGCATAATTCTAAATTAGCACTTTTTAAATGTGATTGTGGAAATGAAAAAGAATTAGTTTTTACACAAGTTTTAAGTGGTGAAGTTACAAGTTGTAGCTGTAAAAAAAGAGGAAAAAATTCTAATTTAACTTTAACATCTGTTAAAAATAAAAAAATGGAATTTTACAAAAACCAAACTCAAAAAAATAATAAAACTGGTTATACAGGAATTTCTTATATTAATGGAAAATACAGAGTTAGAATACAAATTAACCACAACTCTAAACATATTGGTTATTTCAATACTTTAGAAGATGCTATCAAAGCTCGTAAAGATGCAGAGGAAAAATATTTCAAACCAATTTTAGAAAAATACAAGGCAGATTAGCATTACCTAATCTGCCTCTTAATTAATTATTTATTTTTTGTTTCAACTATAATTGGAAAGTCTTTCATCCATTCAAAATACATATTATTTACAGCCACCTTTCCATTTTACATAACCACATTTATATCTATTTGTTCCATCAACTTTATATCTTACTAGTGGTCTATCATTATCTATTGCTAAATATTCAACTGTTTCTCTTGGATTCAATGATCCTATTTTCTTTGTTAAATCAGTATCAGCAAATACATTTTCTGTTGTGCTTCCATTTTGATATACTCTTGCCATTTCTAAGTTACCTCCTACATTTTCATTATTTTCGTTACTTTCATTATTTATTGTTTTATCTTCTAAATAAGATTCAATCATATTTAAAAATCTTTTCCAACCAAGGTCAAGTGTCCTATGTGGACAATATTTATTTGCAAAATCTTGATGTTTTTTAACTCTATCAATTCCCCAATTATATTGTTTTAATAAATAAGCAATATATTCTGCAGCTAACTTTTCTGCATCATCAAATCTTTCTCCACCAGATTTTGAATAACATATTTCTATAGAAATTCCTTTTCTATTGCCTTTACCATTTCTTCCGTCACCTGCGTTCCAGCTATTTCTGTCAAATGGTATTCCTTGCACTATTTTTGTATTATCTACTGCACAATGGAATGATGTTTTATTGTTATTTCCTATCATATATGATACTTCTGCCATTGCTGAAGCATCATTATATGAATTATGAACTATAATAAATTCTGGCTCCATCTCATATGGACATTTTATATCATATTTGCTTTGAGGCACTAACATCTTAATTATTTGCATTATCATCATCTCCTATTCCGTCAATTTCACTTCCAGAAAAGTCATTCTCTGTTATATTTTTATTGTATGATTCTTCATTAAACTCTACATTCTCTATTGTTATATTATCTTCCATGAGTTATTCCTCCTCAATTTTAATACATTTATTTTCGAACTTTTTATAAGCATCGAAATATAATTCTTTCTTATCTCCGTTATATGTTAGTTCATAATACATTCCATCTTTTAACGATGTACTTAATAATGCTTTGTGATTTTGTAATGCCTTAACTCCCC